TCACAAAGGGATGACTTTTTGTTTTTTACAAATTCTGTTTACTCAACAACCTAAATTTAATAAAAATGAATAACTTAAATAAACGTGGTTATACTATTAAATGTAAACAGGGAAATCCCCTAATTTACGCATAAAGTAAAACCAGGTTATCTTTTTATGTGACAATAATAGATTTCCCTGGTTTTATTTTTTTATACATTTTTTATTTTAAAATATAGCCTGTACCTGTAAATTACTAGTGTCTAAAGCTTTTATAAACCTATTGCGTTAAATTACAGTATGATATAAACTCTTGATATGATTTAAAAATCGGTTGAGTTTTTTTATATCTAGCTAATGTTTTATCATAATTTCCTGTTAACTTCATTATAGAATCGAAATTCGAATCTGATGTACAATTTCTTTGTTCAAACAGCCAGAAAAATTCATGAAACACGTTTTTAGGAGGAATTCTATGATAAACTTCAAAATATTCTTTAGCAATTTCTTTTGCTTCATTTAACTGACAAGTTATTCTTTTATTATAATAATCATCTAAGCTACATATAATTTTAGCTGGATTTCCAGCAATGATACAATTGCTTGGAATTATCCCTCTAACTAAACTATTAGCTCCAATAATTACATTATCACCAATAGTTGTATTCTTTAATATAGTGCTATTCATTCCAATAAAAACATTATTTCCAATTTTCACTTTTCCCGAACTTCCCAATACATCTCCATACTTATTTTTTAGTACAGACCAGTCATACCCATGGGTAAGTATTGTCACATTTCTTGTTATTTGAACATTTTTACCTATATCTATTAAAAATGGTCTAGTTTCATCTATTAATACATTATTAGGAGAAGTAAAAATTGTTGTCCCTTCCCCAATTCGGCATCCTTTTTTCTTAAATAATCAACATATCGTTCTGGAGAGCTTCTCTCTTTTTGCAATAATAATTTTAATATTTTCTTAACTTTTCTCATAAAACCACTCCTGATTTTTTCTTCATAAGTTATATATTAACACAAAATATTACTTTTTAAAATTATCCATTATACATTTCATACATATCATAGAATAATTTTCTCTTTTTAAAAGCTTTGTTTAATGTTTCAATCTGTATTCCACTATCAACTGCATATTGCATTACACTTCTAACTAAATCTTCATTGAATTCTGTTGCACTCCATGAATATGCACCTGAATGTGTTCCGAAAATCAACCATGCATTATTTTTTTTAGCTTCATCTATTAAATTAGTATAATAGCTCAAATCTGAATGTTTATCTGCATTAATGAATACTCTATATAAATTATATTTTCCATTTTGATAGCCTTTGTTATAGAATATTACATCATTATCGTCTCCCGCATTTACTAAACAATCTGCCCATCCACTAACTAATTTCTGTACATTAGGGAGATGCCCTCCACCGGGCGATACAAACATTTTACAATCTAAAAATCCTTTACTCTCTAAATCTGAGAATGATTTTAATAAATCATTGTATAGTGTTCTCTTCTGATTTTCTGTTAAGTCTTTCCATTGCCACATTTCATTATGCCCCCATGAATGACTTGTTATGTGAAATCCTTCATTTTGATACTGTTTAAGCAAAGATAATAATTCACTTGCATTTGTTGCACCATCATCTAGATGTCCACTTATACACGCAAATGTACATTTTATTCCTAGGTCATCACAAATAGATTTTAATGTTGGAATTTTTGAGTATGTTGTATCATCATCTATCAGTGTAATTGTAGGTTTAAAGTTAAAATCACATTTTTCTATTATTGAAATTCTTGAATCTAAATTTTTTGACTCAACTGTTTTCATTGATATATCTTCATAACTGCAATAAGTATTGGGTAAAGGATTATTTACAGAAACCATAACATTTGAGTTAGGATTAACTACATGATATTGTGCGTAATATATTATAAAGAAATGTGCGTCAATAGCTGTTACTGTATATTCTAAATCTCGTGTATGCTTAGTTTCTACTAGTATTCCATTAGAATTATAAATATAAAAACCCATCCATTCTATATTTGTTATTATTATATCTCCTTTTTTCACTCGAAAATGTTGAGTAGAATACCATGAATCTGTATTACTGCCCCAGTCATTTATTGTAGATGTGCCAACTGTATCTTTAGGATATTTATTTAGTCCAAATTGAGTACAATCAAATAAATTTATTCTTTTACCAGCTAGACTTTTTACATCTCTAAATTGTTCTCTTACTGCATTCCCAGCGGTTGGACTTGTCGAACCATCTGCTTTTATTCTTAAATCTAAAAGTTCTGTGTTATCTTCAGTCCCACTATTCTGTACTTTAGTTAAATTTATTATTTGACTTTTTTGTATTGCTAAATCATCTGTATTATTAGTTACTCTATTATTTATTGTCTCTAAATCTGTTTTTTCTGCTTTATTACTTGCTAATGTATTTACTTCATCCTTTTTAGCATAATCTGTTTTTATATTGGAAATATCATTCGCATTTTCATTCAATTGCGAAGTATTTTGAGTTACTCTATTATCTAAATCAATTATATCCCCATGCTCACTTACAAATGTATTTGCATCCTGTATACTTATGTCTAATTCTGCTTTTGCAGTATTTGCAGATGTAACTGCACCTTCTAAACCAGGTTTTAATATATTACCAGCAGAAATATTAGTTTCTAAATCATTGTTTAATGTATTCCCTGTTGTTATGTTATTATCTAAATTAGTTTTTAATGTATTTCCTGTAGATATAGAATCTTGTAAATTATTATTAGCTGTTATTGCTTCATCTATATTTTCAAAAAAATTACTAGCCTGGTCCATCTTATTTTCTAATTCTTCTAATAATGTATAAGTAGATTTACTAATAGTAGCACCATCTGCTAATGTACTTGCAATTACTATTAATACTAGATTAAAAGTAGCTTTTTTCTTAGCAGTAGAATTATCTATAAATTGCAATTCTATTAATGTTTTCCCTGATGTTGTTGTTAATTGTTCATCACATTCGATTGTTACTACATTATTGCTTATAGATATTCCAGTACCATGTTGTACTAGTGGAACTTTATCCGCTTTCATAGCTTTTAGTCTAACAGTATAACTGCTCAAATCAACTTGTACACTATTGTCATAAATAGATAATATTAAATTTAAATTATCTAATTGCTTACAAGTAGCATATACGTTCATATTCTGTTTTAAATCTAAGTTAGCTTTCAAATCATATATAGCCATTTATTTAATCATCTCCTTTTATTCACTACTGCTACTACTAGATATGCTATCATCTATCATATCTTGTATTATGTCTAATATATTGTCACCATTTATATATAGATTGTTTCCTACCCAAACATTTTTCTCAGCATGAAATGTTCCAAACACTCTGCATACATCTTCAACATATAAATCATCTCTTACATAAGTTCCACTATAGGTATCATCATCTATTATTTCAATCTTTGCTTCATTACCGTTTTCTCCGATTAGTTCTATGCCACTTGCATCTATTTTACAGCTTGTATCTGCATCGTCTACAACAAAACCACCAATAGCATTACATTTTCCACTTGTATTTACATAAAAAACCCTTTCATTATTGTTATAAATTCTAAATTTTCCATCATGTATTTCTAAACCATCTGCATTAATTATTACATAACTTCCACTAGCGCCAACACAAGCAACCTTAAAAGCTTCTTGAGAGAGTTCCCATCCCATACCGGTGCCATCTTTTTCAACAACCGCATTAATCTTATCTTCTTGTAAGTCTAATCTAGCTGTTGTTTTTCTATCGTTATTTTTTACTTCTAATACAATTTCATTTTTTGCGAATTGTATTTGCTGTACTGTATCACTTATAATGTCTGTTATATCTTTCTTAGTAAAGCCTATTTCTATAGTATCTAAAAAGGTTTCTCCATTACTATTTATCCTATAAGCAATTTTGTTTACTCTGCCTATAAGGTTTAAATTAAGTTTTTTATGCTTAACTGTAACTGTATCACCTAAATTAACAGTTTCTAAAATAGCATAGCTTTTATATTCTTCTGTCTTACTTAATTCAACCATATTGACCGTATAATTAAATGTTATTTGGTCAACCTTATCATTAGTAAACATTTTATTACATGCTGTTCTCATAAGTGTATATGCTTCTTCAACTGTAACTTGTCCTTCTTCTATTTCCGGAACATCATCTTCATCGCTTGGTTCAGGATCATAAATATCTAAAGATAATTCAACCTCTTGAAAATATCTCTTTTCGTAATTTCCAACTAAAGGACTTTCAATACTATATTCAGGGAGCCTATAATCTCCACTCTTAGGAATTAATACAGTAGCAAGGTCTGTTAAATCTATACTTTCCTTAATACTAGATAAATTCTTACCATATTCTATTACAATACCATTATCTACACCTCTAGAATTAATAATATCTATAGTATTGTTATTTACTATAAATTCTCCACCATAGCCACTTAATATGCTATTTTCAGAGCCAATAATTGCATCTAAAAGATTTCCTTCTTGTACATCTACAATAATATTTGTATTAGTATTATTATCTAAATTGCCTACTGTATACCCTGTAGGTTCTAAGGCATTACTTAATATATTTGCTATAGACTGTTTTCTAGTCAATCCAGTAAGTGTTTTAGATCTTATTCTGTTAGCTTTTAAATCTGCTAATAATTTTGCCTGCCCTTGTACAGTAGTAGAAAAGCTATCTGTATCTTTTGCAATAATTCTAAAAAGCTGATTTTCTCTGCTATCTATAGTCGGTACTGAAAGTATAGCACCAGCAATTAAGCTACTCGCAATTTCTTTAATATCGTCTAAAGGATATTCTAACTCAACCGTATAATCTCCATTTAGTTCCTCTGTAACCTTACAGTTTTCTATCTCTGTAAGCACATTTTCATTATGTGTAAAGTCCGTTTCTGTAGATTTATATAATCTTACACTAGCCATTAAAAACACCTCCATCTAGGTGTTAACTCTATCTTGGTAACTGTACCTGTCCAACTTATAGTATTTTTACCTATAAGTAAAACAGGATACTCCCCAGTCATATCCTTGCCTTTATTGGTGCTATCCTTATAACATTCTTTTAATTCACTATCTACAATTACATAACTACTTACATTTTTTATAGTAAAGCTACTACCATTAATAGTTATTGTTATAGTTCCACTGCCATAAATATTAAGAAGTGGTTTAGCTTCATAACTCCAAAAGTTATTTAATGTCATGCCACTAGATGTAATCTCTATAGGCTCTAATCCACTTATTAAATACTTTAATCCTGTGCATGTAAATGTAACAGTAAAATGTCTAACAGTTTTGCTTGTAGTGGTTGTATTATCTATTACTATTTTCTTTACTCTATAAGCCACAAAATTATCTAAACTATAAATTAAATATTTATTAATATTACTAAGCAACCAACTATCTATTCTTTGTTTTTTAGATAGATATTCTTCAGGATCTGCGAAATAAGCAAAATTAATTTTAAATTCTATATCTGTAAAACTATTCTTAATAGTTAGGTTTTCCCCTCCATCAATTTCAATTTCATCATAAGTAAAGTTAGCAGTAGGTATTTCTGGAGTGTTTTCAATTATCAATCCTAAATCATTACTATTTTGATTATTATAAAAAATATATGATCTCAATTAAAATCCCTTCCTTCCACTACTAAATGCTAAATTACTACTAACTATTGGAGTTACTAACTTACCTACTTTTTGACCATCTAAATTAACTGTAAGCTTTAACGCACTCTTCAAAGAAGTTATTTCATCTTTCATAGCACTCATAAGAGCTAATATTGCATCTGAATTACCAGCAGTTCCTATTGCTCCACTTGCACCAAATCCCATATCATAAGTACCAGCATCTACATTCGGTATTGCTGCTTCAGCTATAGCATTTGCTTGCTTAGAAATACTATTTACAGTATCTCCAATACCAAGTCCAAAACCTTCACCAGTGTAAACTCCTAATGCTCTCATAACTCTAGAAGGAGAATGAATATCTAATGCCTTTTTAACACCTTCTGTAAAGCTATCACATAATCCACCAATCCAACCTGTCATTCCTTCCCATGCTTTACTAATACCTTCTTTTATTCCAGCAACTATATTAGTACCTATTTCCATCATTTTAGATGGTAGATTTGTAAAAGTATCAACTATACCATCAAATACTTTTCCCATACCTTCTTTTGCACTTGTAAGCATATTAGAACCCCATTCGCCCGTTTTGGTAACTACATCTACTAAGAAAGCCCATATCTTGCCTGGCAACTCACTAAAAAATTTAGTTATACTTTCAATCCATATAGGTACATTGGTAGCTATCCAACTTACTATATTACTTCCCCATTCGCCTAACTTAGTTACTACTGCGACTAAAGTATCCCATATCTTCCCGGGCAACTCTAAATAAAATTTAACTATATTTTCTATGAACTTAGGTACTTCTGTAGTAATCCAATTAACAACATCAACGCCCCATTTAATTATGCTACCT